TTCGCCAGGGTGGCCAACGTCGTAACCAGTTCATAGGCGTCGTCGGTCTGACCATAGAGGTTCAGACGATAGGTCGTCTGCTCCCTCAGGATCATCGGCTGATTGTCGCTGCCGACCTGCTGGATCGCGAGGCCATTCGAAGCCAGCGAATTCAGGTCGCTGAAGTGAAAGCGGTCCTTCAGGGGAGCCGTCTTGATCTGGTTCAGGGCCAGCGTCTGAAGTGGCCTGGCGGGATCGTTGATCAGGGCGCGCTGAGCCTTGCCTGCATAGGCCGCGCACGCCTCGAACATCGGAGATGGGCACGTGGTCTCGAAGGCCAAGACGCTCTCCACTGCACTGTTGAGTCCACTGCCGAACGTGATCAGCGCGGCGTAGGTTCCACGCTTGGCGCTCATCACGTGACCAAACTGCTGACGCTGCCAACCCCATCGAGCAGCGTCGTAGAAGCCGTACTCCTGGTCCCACGCCTGGAGGCTCGTGGTGTCGGTGTACCCCATCGCGACGTACTCGAAGTCCATCATCGTGATGTTGCTGATGGCGGTCGTGAACAGTGGAACACCGGTTCCACCCGTCAGCGCTCCACCTGCTGGAAGCGTGATGCCCAGGCCGGGAGGAGTGATTTCGGCTCCCTGCGGACCGTAGTAGTTCATCTGAACCGTGATCTCATTTCCGTTGACTCCCTTGAACAAGGAAGTTACGGTGACGACGCCGGCCGCGGCGGAGGCCGAAACCGGAAGATGAGGCAGCGGATCGACCGCGGAGTAGTTGTTGATCGCGGACACGATGGCCGCAGCGATCGTGGTCGGAGTATCCGTCGTCGCCACGTTCACAGGAATGTGGGTTCCGGCGATGTAGAGGTGAATCGTCCCGGCGGAAGTGGGTGCCGCCGTGATCGTGATCGTCCCAGTCGCCGCTACGCCGGCGGCAGGTTCAGCGATCGGCAGGCCCCAGACCTCGTTCGCCGCGTTGTTGGCGAAGTAGGCCTGGAACATCCTGCTGAGCTCCGATCCGGCGCCGAAGGCCGCGTCGGCCTGGGACTGACTGCTGATCGGGACCGGAGTGTCGGCCGCGGCTGATCCGGCGGTGATCTTGACCCCGACGAGGAGGGCGCGGAGGTTCAAGCTGGACAGGCCAGCCATGCTCCCGTCCACCTCAACCCAATATAACGGGACCTTGATGTTTGCGGGTATGTTGGCAAAACTGATTGGCATGGTTCATACTCCTGTTCACTTGACTTTACGATGTTCCTTCTCAGTCGATTCCTTCTCAGGCTCCTGCTGATCCTTCTCGTCGGCCAGCTTGATGCAGCCCTCTGCGAGCCTCCTCTGAGTGAAGGTGTCGTTGGGCCACTCGATCGACCCGGTCTCTCGAAAACCTCCAGACTTCGGGTGCCTGAGCAACCTTCGCATGTCATCCTCAGTGAAGCCTTCGCCTCCGCTGGGGACCACGCGAATTCCGGGAATGGTGTTGAACGCCAAGATTCGCTTTTGGTTGGCGGCCATTCTTTCGGCAGCTGGATTGCGAACTACCTGAGTGCTCACGTCGACCATGATCAATTCCTCCTCATTCCTTCTCTGAGTGCGTCGAACATCATCTTGATCGTCACCTGCTGCCTCTTGTCGCGATCGGCCTGAACCTCCGAAATCTTGATTCCTGTGACGACGTCGATCTCATCCAGGGTGTCCGTGATGTCGGGATACCACTCGCTGCGAGAGAAGCAACTGACTTCGTACTGAAGTTCCCCGAACGGGAATTCATTGTTGGTCCCGGTCGCCCCGAAGATGTGACGACGCGATCCCCTCGGGATGCTCTCTATGCCGACGCCCTCCGGGTTGGTTGCCTTCAGCAGGTTCATCAAGTTCGCGTTGGTCCACAGCAGGGACATGATCTTCAGGTGGCTTTCGTCCATCAATCCTTCCAGGTCGGTCTCGAGGTTGGCGGCCTGGATGGCCGAAAAGCCGATGCGAGCCGTGTGGTTGAACCTGATGCATCCGGCGTTGGCGTCTCCGTCAGGAAGCATGATCTCGTCCAGGATGTAGACGCCGAGGTACGGGATGAACTGAGTCTGAACTGGCATCATCTTGGTCTTGCGATGAGTCCAACTGGCAAAGTAGGCGTCTGCGACCAGGATGTTGTACATCGCGTCCCTGACGTCGTAGGCGAAGCTCTGACCTTCCGTGATCATGGAACGACCTGCCTCAGCTGAAGCGTAACTTCGCCTCCGCCGTTGTGCCACACGTTGGTGATCTCGTACGCGCCCAGGGCGGGAAGGCCGGAGGCCGGATCATATGGAATGTTGATGGTGTCTCCCTGCTCAGGCAGGATGGAATATTCAGTCGCCCTGATGTCGAGGATCGTGTCCTGGTCTCCCAGGATGCTTCCGTCCTCGAGAACTACATTCAGCGTGCGACTGTCGTAGATGCCGCGACCGGAGCCAGTGAAGCCTCCTCCCTTCGATGAGAAGGTCACAGGACGACCGAACACCTGCTGACACGGATAGTAGACCATCGTCGACATGTTCACTGCCATGACACGTTCTCCAGAAGAGTGTTCATCCTGTCGATCAACTTTTCAAATAGGAACTCCCTCAGCAGCGGCCTCTGACTGGAGATGGCCCTCGCCCTGCTCTGAACTCGCCTCTGGGCGATCGCCTTCGCCTGCTTGTGAGTGAGCCGCATCGACTTCCTTCCCCTCGCCCTCGAGTGATGGCGAGCCTTGGGACGGCGGTGATGCCTGGGCCATATCAGGGTCTCGACGGTGTGGTCGTCGACCATCTTCGTGTAGGGACGGCGAAAGTGAACGTCGTCCGTCTGCCATTCATCCAGCTCGACGTACATCTCCTGCGGGATCGCATCGAGCTGCTTCGTCATGTCGTCCAGCGACTTGACGAGGCCGTCCACGTTCTCCATCGAAATCACCAGCATCAGACCTCGAGCCTCACGTAGTGCATCAGCAGGCTGCTCGCGACGGCGTTGATCATCCCGGCCGCTCCGGTCGGACCTCTGGCAAGCTGCTGATTCGCGTCGAAGTACATAACCCTGCTGTCCTTGTGGGCGATGCTCCTGATTCCGCTCACGGCCAGTCGCTGCATCATGGCCTGGCCTTCGCGGATCATCAGGGCCGCGGCCTGCTTGAGGGCCGGAGGCGCGTCGTCGGGTAGGGCGTATCCACCCCAATACGTCACCTTGATCGGCTCCGAGTTGGTGGACAGCAGCTCGACCTTTCCTGACTTGGTCTCGATCGCGTATGTCGATGGATCGAGGGTGCTTCCAGTCGGGCTCTCCAACGTGATGGCCTTGGTTGAATCGAGGGGATAGTGACTGAGAAACAGCCTGGTCATGACGTTGTTCTGGTCGTACTCCACGCATCGCCAAATCTCGCTGACCTGCTCGTAGGCGAACACTCGATTGCAGAACGTGGCGATCACGTCCGAATACTGGGTGATGAGCATCGTGTACAATTCATCCTGGGACGTGTCCGAGGACAGGATGCCGAACGCGGTCTTGAGCTCATCCAGTGACAGCAGGTCGTAGTTGCCGGCCGCGGTCATGACATTGATTATCCGGTCGGCCATCAACGTTCTCCGTCGTACTGCTCGAACAGGGGACGAAGCTGAAGGGCCTCCACGGGGCTGCCGTCGCTCATGATCGGGGTCACTGTGTAGGAGGCCCTGTCCACCTTCCAGCCAACCAGAAACGCTCCTGGGCGTCCTGGAGGCCCCTGGGAGCCCACTTCACCCCTGTCTCCCTTCGGCCCGGGCTTTCCGGGCTTTCCGGCGGAGGCTATCAGCTGCCATCCGTCGCCCGGGCAGGGTCCCGGATTGTCCGTGCGGGCGATGAAGCCGGACCCTCCGAGGGCCACGATGTTCATGAACTGATAGTGCTCGGTCTCGTCGTACGTTCCCCTGACGAGGGGCATGCGAGCGTCCTTGCCGGCAGACGCTAGGCAGGTCCAGTCCTCGTGGGGTGGCTCCTTGGCAGTGTCGCGCTTCGCTTGGTACGTGCTGCCCTTGTGAACGACCACATCTCCTCCGTAGTGAATGCCTTCCCGTGAAAATGACTTCGCCTCGCGAATCGACCCCGGTGCTCCGACATCGCCGCGATCTCCCTTCTCGCCTCTTTCACCTCTTTCGCCATGTGGACCCACGACGCCAGGCGCTCCTGGCTCACCGTCACTGCCCGGTGATCCACGATCTCCCTGATCTCCCTTAAGGCCTTGCTCGCCTCTTTCGCCCTTCTCTCCAGCATCGCCCGAATTTCCCTTTTCTCCGGGCTCACCCCTTTCACCGCGCTCGCCTCTTTCACCGCGCTCGCCTCTTTCACCGGTGGCTCCGATTGAGCCAGGTTCGCCGGCAACTCCGGGTGAACCGGGCTCTCCTCGGGGACCGGGTTCGCCGGCTGCTCCGGCTTCTCCTCTGGGACCGGGTTCGCCGGTGGCTCCGG